GCCCAAAACAAAAAGGGGTTAGCTTTCGCTAACCCCTTGATTTGTATGGTGGCTACACCGGGACTTGAACCTGGGACATCAGCATTATGAATCGCTTGTGCAGCGCCCCGCCGCCCCAGAAAACGCCATAACTCAGGGCTTACAGCGACCTTGATTGCTGGTTAGCCCAGTATTCACCAGACAAAACGATTGATGTGGTCACTCCATAGATCCGCTCAGCGCCTTCCATTCTTACGCACACTTCACATTTCAGCACCGGCTGTCCCGGCGAAAGGGCTAGCAGCTTGAAGCCATCGACGTCAAGTGCAATAATACACGCTATTCCGCCCTTGCTTGCTTACAAATCAATGAGTTACGTACGAAATGGACCTGAATGGTGACACTCTCGAAAAACTAGTCCAGATAACTCGTTTCGGGGCTATCGGAGACGGCGAAAAGGTTCGTATCCACACGATGCGCCTGATCCGGAACTTACGTGCGCATGGCGACCCATTGGCCAGCAAGCTTCAAGACGTTGTTTTTTCACAGCGATTTGATGAGCCTGGCATGGCCGTTGTACGTAGAACCAAAGAGACTGGAGTTACGGCACCCCCACCTACCGACAAAGACTCGGGAGTGGAACTGTTAAACATTGAGGACCCTGTGGCGCTGCCGGAAGGTTTTATGCGCTCCAAGGAAATCAAAGGCCCTCTGGATCTAATTATTGGAGAATTTAAGAACATAAAGAAGCTCTCCAGCTTTGGAATAAAACCTACCAGCAAGGTATTATTTACCGGCCCACCTGGCGTCGGAAAAACAGTCGCCGCGAGGTACCTTGCATACAAACTCAAGCTACCTCTTGTTGTTTTAGATCTTGCAGCGGTAGTCAGCAGCTATCTTGGACGCTCGGGATCAAATATAAAAACCGCCCTTGAATATGCATCGTCTCGTCCATGTGTATTCTTGCTAGATGAAATAGACTCTATAGCGAAGAAGCGAGACGACACATCAGATATTGGCGAAATAAAACGCCTCGTCACGGTAGTACTGCAAGAACTCGACTTATGGCAATCAACTGGAATACTCGTAGCTGCGACAAATCACTATCATCTACTCGACACAGCCGTGCAGCGCAGGTTTGATAGGGTAATCGAGTTTAAGCGGCCAGGTTTTGAAGAGCTCTTAGAGGTTGGTAAGTTAGTTGTACGCCGAGAGGAACGACTACCAAAGGCCTGGATAGTATTCATGGCAAAAATCATGGCCGACACCTCTTTCAGCGAATTTCAACGCGAGCTTAACAATCTCAGGCGCTGCTTTCTCATTGAGGGCGAAAATGGTGCAGAAGAGCACCTAAAATCACAGCTTGATCTATTAATCAAGCCTGATGAGAGAAGCCTACGCAAAGAACTTGCGATTCTCTTGGTTAAAGAAGGCCGAGCATCACAGCGAGCAGCAAGTAGAGTTACAGGGGTATCTAGAGATACACTGAGGCATGCATTAACATTGGAGGTTTAAGATGGCAGAGAAAGGGCGGTTCCTGTTTGGTCGCGGAGAGAAACTGGCAGAGCCAATAGATTATAGAGGCGGTCCTAACACGCCTAATAATCCTTACACTCTATCGGACCAGGTTGAGAGGCTTGAGGAGAAACTGCAAGTTTTATCAAAAGAGCTAGGCAAGCTTCCGAACGAGGCACTAGCAGCCGGAAATGCAGTAGCAGCCCTTACTCTCCATCCGCAGTTCCTCGCAAGATCTGGATTTCCTGAATATCTGCTACGCTACTATGATCTCCGATTAATTGGCAGTCGCCCTCGAAAAGTGAAGCCTGAGAAAGGCCGCGGATCGGATAGCGAAGAGGGGGTTGCTTCTACGACTCTTTATGTCGCTGGAACTAAGCGATCATTTCGGGTTTTTCATGAATCTTTAGCTAATCTTCCCGATGACAATGAAAACCTCTCAAATGACCTGGTCAAAATAGAAGATATATCTCTTTTTAAAGCAGAAGATAAAGTCTTGGGCGACTTCTCCTCCGCCAAGAGCGATGTCGAAGTAGTAGTTCACTTCGACAGCACAGTAGATTCCGAATGGGAAAATAGCTTTGTTAGCTATTCCAAGAACAAAAATGTTGACTTGGACATGACTAGAGCCTATCAATCCCGAGGTCTACTATTTATTCCTGCTAAGGCAGCGAAGAGTGCTGTCAATAATTTCGCGCAGTTCTCTTTTATTCGTGCCGTGAGGCCAATGCCCAAGCTAAGAACAATCAACGCCCCTGCCTTAGTTCGCTCTCAGGTGACCGTTACGCTCCCTTCTGGGGCTCCAATTGATGAGAGCTTCAGGGTAGCTGTATTCGATGGAGGCCTGCCTGACAATCATCCATTCGGAACATGGGTGCGGCCAATCGAGCCCGTTGCGTCGTCGAGAATTGGTGCCGCTTTACCGGACCTTCAAGCTCATGGCCAAGCAGTGACATCAGCACTCTTATTCGGACATGCCGATGGAGTATTGGAGAGACCCTATTGCTACGTCGATCATTACCGGGTTCTGGGCGACCAAATAACTGACAGTAGCCTATATGACGTGATGCTGTATGTAGACGATATTTTATCTCAATCCAGCTATTCATTGGTTTCGTTTAGCATCGGGCCTTATCAAGTAGCAGGAGATGATGAGGTCACTGCTTGGACAGCAATGCTAGACGACCATTTAGGCAGTGGGGATGTTTTAGCGACTATCGCTGTCGGCAACGATGGAGACCATCCATGGCCACACTCAAGAATTCAGGTACCGAGCGACAGCGTGAATGCATTATCGGTAGGCGCATCCGACGAGTTTAGTAAAGGATGGTCCCGCGCTCCATACAGCAGCGTTGGCCCCGGTCGCAGCCCTGGTTTAGTAAAGCCGGATGTTGTCTCTTTCGGCGGGGTTGATGGTAATAAGTTTAAGTTTGTTTTCCCTGGGCCAGTTATTGCTGAAGATTGCGGCACCAGTTTTTCGACACCTGCGACTATGCGTATTGCAGCAGGACTCCGTGCTTTTTTTGGTGACGACCTCACAACCACAGCCATAAAAGCGCTTATTGTTCATAGTGCTGATCAAGCGAATCACCCGCAGGAAGAGGTTGGCTGGGGACTTGTAGATTCCGACATTGAACGAATTGTCAAATGCGGCGACGGCGAGGTAAAGGTTTTATATAAAGGTAAACTAGAGCCTGGTCGCGTATTACGCGCACCCATACCGCTTCCAGACGGTCAACTTTCTGGAAAAGTTAAAATTAAAGCTACTTTTTGTTATAGCTGTACAACTGACCCGCACGCTCCAGGGGAATATACTAGGGCTGGTCTTGACATTAAGTTCCGGCCGGACAAAGACGTTTACGATACGAATCCGCTCTATCCAAAAACTGATCCATTTTTCAGCCGACACGCCAAAAGTAATGAACAAGAGCTCCGAAATGATGCGCATAAATGGGATGCTGTTCGGAAAGCTGAAAAAGGCAAGCTTGCGAGCTCATTAAATGGCCCTACGTTTGATATTCACTATGTCGCTCGCGAACCCGGGAAAAAATCTTCTCCTTTACGTCCGCCTAAATTGTCGTATGCCTTGGTTGTCACTATTTACAGCAAATCCACGCCTGACCTCTACGAAAGAATAGAGCAAAAATACCGCAACCAGCTTATGGCAATTACGCCTAAAGTTGACCTACCGGTCCGACTGCGGGCGTAGAACGCTGGAGAGCCCACCGATGAATCAAAGTAATAAAGAGTTATTCCAGCGAGTGGTTTGCGCGCTTGAGCAACCCAATTACAAATGGAGGACTTTGACCGCAGTTGCAAAGGAAGTTGGCGTTCCTGAATCTGCGCTCATACAAATCTTGCAAAGGCATGGAGAGGAGATCGTTCGATCAACATCTTCAAGTGGCGAAGCCCTTTATAGCACCAGAAAGCATTTGCGTGAGAAATCAACTGTAGTGGAGAGACTCTCAAGAGCATTGCGGAATAGAGGCGCGTAATGGAGTCAATAGTATATTATGGCGCTGTTGGCGGATTAATGGTAAATGTATTTAACTTACTAGAGATCTCACATCTTCCAAAGCTCGAAAGGCCAGACTTTAAAGACTGGCTTTACTGGCTTCCTTACTTGGTATGGCCCTTGGCTGGCGGGTTTCTTGTTCATCTATATATAGAAAGCAAGATGACCATTATGCCTTTAATAGCATTTAACTTAGGGCTATCCGCTCCATTAACAATCAAAGCTATGACTCAAGCGTTCTCCGGCTCACAAGATAGATAGTCAGCCTAAAAAAAAGCCAATACCTTCAGTATTGGCTTTTTCATATCAGCCAGTATGAATAAGTAAACCCGGCTCATTGAAGCTTGGTCTACTGCTTAGCTGGTCGCCCGAACAGGCCACGCCTGATATCGATTGTCAATTTCAACCGCTTAGATGGCTAATTTTCCACGAGCCAGGCATGGCCAAAACCTGACGATTTCGGTAAGGACTGACGGAACTATTGATCCAAAACAAGAGAACGTATTCCAATTACATTCTCCCGTTGTTCTCGTCTGCTGCTGTCCGCTATGTTGCTTTTCGACATCATATTGATGTCAATCTGACATTACAGGAGTCGTCTATGAGTAAAATGCCGATAGGTACAACGGGAAAAACTGGTGAGAAATGCCCTGAGAGTGGTGTATGGAAGTCGCAAGATAGCCCATCTACTACCGCTCCAATTGCTAAAGGAAATGTATTTCCACCTCATAACCAAAAAGCCGTTACTTGGAAGCTGGTTTCCTACGCGTGATCAGCCTGAGAGCCCGGTCAACCGGGCTCTTTCAGAATACAAAAAACATCGCAGCGACTGTCACGCCTGCTTTCAGCAGCGCACGCTCAATATCCATATCCGTCCCCTCCTCCGATCCTTCGGGCGTACCAGCGCCTAGCTACTTCCTGTGTGATCGCTATCCCGCGTTTGGATTGGTCAAGTTTCGGTTGGCCTCATCGTACTCGGGGCTTGTCTGGCCGCACTCGGGCGCGGTGGTGCCAGTAACAAGCCATAAAGCGTACTGAGGAAAGACCTTCACGACAGCTTCGATCTCTGCATCAGAAAGACGCGCTTTACCGTTGCGAATGTTGCCCCACCGATACCGGTCGATGCCGGTTTCTTTCTCGAACCAGACACTTGTTCGTTTGCTATCAAAAAGGCTTATAAGCCGCTCTTTTATCATTCTAAAATGATCTACTTAGTAGCTTGTACTCAGTAACGCATGAGGCATAATGCGCTCAGCTTAGTAAGTATTACTTAGTGGTCGATCGGATGATTATAGGGCAAAAGCTATGGAACAGTCTGGTGTAGTGGGGTTAACCATCGAAGGCCAAGCGGAACGGATCGTCAGCTTCCGGGAAGCGCCGTTCTGCACGCAGCTCGTGCTGGCTGAAATGATGGGCGTCGAGCAGATCACCGAAGACGTGGTGCGCGGCTGGGTGGAAACCTACACCCTCCCGACCGTGAAGATCGGCCGTCGCCGCGTCATCAACCTGCACCGCATCCGCCGCGATATCGAGCGGGGCAAGACGGTGTTCTGCCAGGGGGATTACGCCGATGAATGAGGCTATCGACCATGAGCGCCTACAACCGGCTTCCCCATGCACCGGACTGCGACTGCTCTGTCTGCTGGTCCGGACGCGAAGTGGTGAACCCCGCTCCCTCCCCGTCCACACGCTGCGCCCAATGCCGCCCCGCCTCTGCGCGGCCGATTCGCACGCTGCAAATGGGCCGCATCGGTGGAACCTGGAAGCCTCTGGCCTCGGAGTGGGCAGTGGAACCGGCCTTTATCTGCGCGAAGCACACGCCACCCGAGCGCCCCGCGAAGTGGTGGAGCGTTATCTACGACTCGGGCAAGCCAACGCCCTACGTGCCGATTCACGAACCGTTCGAGCTAGTGGGTTAAAGCCAACCGCCCCCGCCGAAGCCGAACAGGTCCAGGGCCGCGCTCCCGGCTCGTCGGATCACGCTTCACCGATCCGGCGAACGGAAGCACGGGCGGAGCGCACCCTTGACCTTGCACGAACCGAAACAGCCTCCGCTCGTGAGTGTGGGGCAGCTTCACCGCCCCGCGCTCCCGAGCCCTCGGCGGCAAGAGTGGGATGACAAGGGCAAAGCCCTTGGTGTTAATGAACTATCGATGGAATTAATAGTGTGAAAGTTTAAACACCTGACTATCCCACTGTATTCCATGAACTAACGACAACTATGAAAGTTGTTTAGCGATGATAAAAACGCTTTCCAAGCGTGTATAACTAGTACCACAAACCCGTTGTAAGCCGCGTAAACCCTAGCAAGAGGCAAACTTTAACAGTTCCTCTGCTCGGGCTCTCTCGGCCCGCAATAAGGCAAACCGCGCAATAACGCGCAACTAACTGAGGAAACACAAATGGCACGTTCGACTATGGAAGTTGCGTTTCTCGGCACTCAGAAACTCGCCTTCAGCCAAAACGGCAGCGAAGTAAAGATCGTCAAAGTCTTCTATGGCGACGAGCCGGACGGCCAGACCGAAAACGGTCTGGCCATCGTCAGCATGGATGTTCCCCTGGAAGTGGCCGACGAAGTGTTCGCCTCCGGCGCCAACTTCGAACCGCTGGAAACCGTCCGCATCCACTTCGAGATCGCCCGAGCCGGCAAACAGAAGGGCAACAATCTCTGCCTCCATCTGGAATCGGTGAAGCCCGCCACCCAGACCGCCAAGCCCACCCAGCAACCGACCCCAACCGCCAAGCCATCCGGCACCCAGCCGGAACCGGCCAAAGCGAACTAACCGGGAGGGGCGGCCATGCTGATCGATGACCGGGTGTACTGCGACTGCTGCGGCAACGACATGGGCAAGCTCATGGCGCTGCCCGCGCCGCAAAGCGACCTGCTACCAGACCTCAGCCTGCCGCCCCACTTCGCCGTCTGCCCTGACTGCGAACCCTCCGAATCCGCCGACCTTGAGCAGGCCGGCGAATGAATTTCCTCGCCTGTGACGGTGACTGGCTGCAAGGCGCCGATGGCTCGCCCATCTGCTCCGGCTCGCTGGTCGCCCTTACGGTCGAGGAAATGCAAAGCCTCTACGGCTCTGCACTGACCTGGGACCAAGTCTCCGAGCTGCAAGGCGAAGCGATTGTTCTGTTCGCCACCGTGTTCGGCTTCCTGGTCCTGAAAAAAGCCCTGAAACAGTGAGGTATCACCCATGCAACTGAACAAGCACTTCATCAAGAAAATCGGCCTCGGCGCTGCTGTGGCCCTCTCGGCTGCCGCCGGCTCTGTCTACGCGGCAGTCCCGGCTGAAGCCACCACCGCGCTCGATACTGCGGGCACCGACGTCGGCACCATCGGTTGGGCCGTCTTCGCCGTGATCATCGCCGCGATGGCGTTCAAGTACATGCGCCGCGCCCTGTAACCGGGGTCCGCGCACTGCATGTGCCGAAGCAAACAAACCCCGCTCCGGCGGGGTTTTCTCTTCCAGGGAAACGCCAATGAGCTACGAACTGTACGTCCTGATCCTCACCACCCTGGCGTTCTATCTCGTGTTTTTTGGGCGGGTGTGATTATGCGGATGCTTTGTGCCCAGCGCTTTTGGGGTTGGTCTTTTTCTGCATCGGTACGACGTGTCATTGTTCCGCTGTTCTATTCATTTGCGCTGCTGTCCGCGCCGTTGGCGTTCGCTTCTGACGACGTCACTTGGTATTCGGCCACCAGCTTTGTCGGGGCAGGAACAAGCACCGGCGACAAGCGCTATTCCACCCCTCTCGCCGCCTGTGCCGCGGTAACGCCTGCCGGCTATAGCGCTAGCAGCGCTTATGCCAATCAGTGTTACGCCAAGCTAGGCGACACGACTTATGGCATCGGCTCGTATAAGTGGCACTCCGAAAGCTGCGAGTACGGTGCCGCAGGGCTGTTTTGCAATCCTCCACCAGAACCACCAGAACCCGAACCGAACCAGTGCGAAGCCACCAACGGCCAGATCGTCAGCCACGAACACCTCATGAAGTCGGCAGTGGGCCAGCCGACTATCGACCCTCCAGGTTCGGTCTGCGGCAACGGTTGCCAATACGCCTTCACCTATACCGCTGCCTCCAATGTGTACGTCTACAGCAGCGGTAATCCGCCCGGCGTGTTCGGGGTGTACTCGTACAGCGGCAACGGCATCCAGTGCAACGAAAGCACGCTCAAGTCGCCGGGTGATCCATCGGCAGGCGATACGCAGAATCCTGACGACACACCGCCCCCGGATACCGATAACAAGTGCCCGGCTGGCTACACCTACAACGGCACCTTCTGTTCGCCGAACATCCCGCCACCCGATCCTGACGGCCCGACCGATCCCACTGACCCGACCGACCCTGCTGACCCTGGCGATGGTTCAGGCGATGGAGGCGGCGGTGGTGGTGGCGGTTCCGATGGTGGTGGCTCCGGCGATGGCAACGGTTCGGGAGACGGTGACGGTTCGGGCGATGGAGACGGCGACGGGGATGGATCGGGTGGCGGTGGCGGCACCGGCACGGGCGACGGCGAAGGTGAAGGCGAGGAAGAAGAAGACAAGTCCAGCGTCGGCGGTGAACCCTGCGAGGCGACCCTGAGCTGCGAGGGCGATGCCGTCCAGTGCGCCATCCTTCGCCAGCAGAAGGAGCTGCGCTGCCACGCTGAAGAACAAGCCGATTTCGAGAAACACCAGTCCTCCATCGAAGCGGCCGTGCAGGGCGACAAATTCAAGTTGCAGGAAGGCGCTGATATCGAGCTGCCGTCCTTCGTCAATCAAGGCACCCGGTTTCTCTCGCCCAACTGCCCGGCAGCGGAGAAGTTCACCCTTCGCACCGCTGGCGGGCGCTCGTTCGAACTCACCTATGAGCCGCTATGCCGCGCCGCCAGTGACCTGAGCGGCCTGTTCGTGGCTGTGGCTACCGTCCTGGCTGCCCTGTATGTGGGCCGCTCCGTAGGAGGTCAATAATGCAGTTTCTCTTCATCGTGCAGATGCTCGTCATCATCCTCGGCCCGCTGGTGAAGATGGTGCTGAAAATGATCGGTTTCGGCTTCGTCTCCTATGTCGGTTTCAACCTGATCATCGGCCAGGCGCAAAGCTACCTGTTCGGCCTGATGGGTGATGTGGGGCCGGTGATTCAGGGAATCCTCGGGCTGGCGAAGTTCGATGTGGTGGTGAACCTGTATTTCGCCGCGATCTCGACGCGCTTCATGCTGGCGGGGATCGACAAGGCCACTGACCGTCGCCGCAATCAGGTCTGGCACAAGCCGGGCGGCACCTCCATCGAAGCCTAAGGAGGCGCCGTCATGCTCGTTATCCGCACCGGCAAGCCCGGCCACGGCAAGACCCTCAACACCATCCGCGAAGTCGATCAGAAGGCCCACGCCGAGGGCCGCGTCGTCTACTTCCACAACATCAACGGCCTCAAGCCCGATCAACTGCAAGCGCAGTGGTTTGAGTTCGAAGACCCGGAGAAGTGGTTCGAGCTGCCGAACGATTCGCTCATCGTGGTCGATGAAGCGCAGGGCTGGTTCGGCGCACGCGATCCCAGGGCGCGGCCACCGGAGCACATCACCCGCTTCGAGACGATGCGCCACCAGGGCCACGAAATGCACCTCGTCACCCAGGACCCGCGCTACCTCGACGTCCATCTTCGCCGCCTGTGCAATGCGCATATTCACTATTGGCGCGTGTTCAAGTCCGCTCAGCTGCTGCGCTTCGAGTCGGAAGTCGTCGTAGAGAAAGTCGAGCTGAAAACCAGCTTCAAGGATGCCGACAAGAAATCGCTGCGCCTGGATAAGCGCTACTTCGGCGCCTACACCAGCACCAATGCCAAGCACCACTTCCAGACCAAGGTGCCGACCAAGTTCATCCTGGCGCTGTGCGTGATCCTAGGTGCCGGCATCCTCGTTTACCGCGCCTATGAGCGCTATGCCGCAGAGAAAGCCCAAGCCGCGACAGCCACCAGCGCGCCGGCCGGAAGCATGGTCGATCAAGTGCGCGATACGGTCGGAGCGTTTATCCGGCCAAGCGCCTCCGACGCCGAACAGGCCGCGCCGCTCACCCTCGAGCAGTACCTGGGCAAGCGTGTTCCGAGGGTGCAGGACCTGCCAGCCTCGGCGCCGGTTTATGACGGCCTGACCGGGCCGCAAGCCTTCCCGAAGCCGGTCTGCATCGCCACCACGGACCGGGAGCTGATCGCCCGCAACTACAAGCGCATGCAGGTGGGTGACAGCGACGACGGGCTGACGGGGTGTCGATGCAACACCCAGCAGGGCACGCGGCTGGAAGTGTCGTTCGCCTTCTGCATGTCGGTCGTGCAGAACGGCTACTTCGACGACACCAAGCCTGACCGTGGCTCGCCGCAGGACATGCGCAACTCGCCGCCACCACTACCAACTAGCGCACCGACCTATCAACCAAGCCAGCAGCAGGCGGCTACCACGCTTACGCGCGTGCCTTACGAGAAGGGGCGTTTCCTGTGGTGATGACCGTCAGCGCGCGGGCGCTTGCGCTCTTTGCACGCGCGGCGAGGCACGAGCCGGCGTGCAAACGCGCGCGCTGACGTCCCTGTAACACGTCAGATAACCACGACTAAGCAACCAGAGTAATCCAGAGTAAAGGGGAAAACGGAATGGCCAATAAGGACTTCAAACGAATCGACCTCCTGACCGGTATGGAGGATTCCCAAAGCCGCCTGTTCGTCGATCCGGGCACGGCTCGGATAGTCGACCTATCCACGGTTCGGTTGCTGCGGTGCGGCGTCGATACGGTCCGTCAGCTGTATCGCGGACTGATCCGCCCGGAAGTCATGGCGCTATTCGAGAAGCCGGGCGCAATGGTCGAGTTCGCTGGCGAGATCTGGCACTCGGGCCGAGTGGGCCGCGACTCGGGCTACCAGTACAAGCTGCAGAACGCCGATCTCGGCTTCGTCCTGCTCATCAAGAACTTCAACGCCAAGCTGGAACAGATCGGCCCACACCTGAAAATCGAAGTGTCACCGCATGCCATCGACGCGCTGTCGCCTGAGCGTCTGCAAGAGCGGATGGACTACTACGCCGCAGCGGTGATGACGCACCGCGAACGCAACCAGTGCGCCGTCCATCTGGCGCTGGACCTGCAAGGCTGGAAGCCCCCAGTCGATCTGGTGGCTCGCCTGCACTGCCGCGCGCGGACGCATCGGGATATCTCGGGCATCAACGAAATCAACTGGGCCACCAAGTCCAGCGTCTACGGTCGTGGCGAAACGTCCATGTTCGGCTCCGCCGGTGGCGTGCAGCTCTGCATTTACAACAAAACCGAACAGGCCCGCGCAACCGACAAGCTCGACTTCTGGGAAAGCGTCTGGCGTCGCCGGGATTCGTTCGATCCCGGCGATCCTGAAAACTACGATCCGGCCCAAGACGTGTGGCGCGTCGAGCTGCGCTACCACCACTCGGTCATCCAGCAATTCGCCAGCGGCTCGATTGACGCGAAGACCGGACAGGCCATCGAGACGGACTCGTATGGCGCCTTCTCGGCCCATCTGGACGGCCTGTGGCGCTATGGGTTGGGGCAATTCAAGCTGCTCGCCCGCCCCGGCTATTTCGAGCCGATCTGGACGCTCATGCGTGAAGACGTTCGGGTAGACGTGGCCGTCGATTCCCTGGTCGATGAAACCGAATACAAGCGCTACTACAAGACGAGCCGGGGCTTCTCAGGCAAGAACGTGGAGCTGTTCCTGGGAAACTTCGTAAGCCTGCTGGCACGGGAGCGAGTGGGCGCCAAAACCGCATTTGATCGACTGAAGGAGTGGGAGTGCTGGCCGGTGATTCGCGATCACTACGCCTCGAAGGATATGACGGAGCGGGATCTGTACAAGCACATCAAGAACCTGCTGCAAGAGCGGCATGTGCGGTGGGGTCGCGCTGTATGACGGCACGCAAGGACGGTAAGACGTGGACCGCTGACTTCTACGAAAACGGACGAAGCGGACGGCGAATCCGCAAGAAAGGCTTTCTGACGAAGGCGGCTGCACAGCGCTACGAAACGGACTTTTTCAAAAGCCTGACGCAAACCGGCAGGCCGCTGGATGATCGCATATCGGATCTGGTGAACCTCTGGCACCAGCTGCACGGCTGTACGCTCAAGGACGAAAAGACCCGCTTGGCTAGAACCCTGGCAATCGCGGAGCGGCTGGGCGATCCCCTCGCCTCCGACTTCGATGCGCTGGCATGGGCGCGGTACCGGCAGCAGCGGTTGAAGGTTGCATCGCCGCATACGGTCAACCACGAGCAACGCTACCTGTCGGCAGTGTTCTCGGAGCTAATTCGGCTGGGCGCCTGGGTGGGCAAAAACCCGCTCGCGAATGTCCGCCAGATCAAGACCGATCAGGTAGAGCTGACCTTTCTCACCTTGCCGCAGATCCGCCAGTTGCTCGAAGAGTGCAAGCGCTCCACCAACAATCACACCTACCCGGTCGCCCTGCTCTGCTTGGCTACCGGTGCCCGCTGGGACGAAGCCGAGTCGCTCACTCGGTCTGCGGTGTATGGCGGCAAGGCGCACTTTCACCGGACCAAAAACCGCCAGTCCCGATCCGTGCCGATTCCAAGCGATGTCGAGGCTTTGGCATTGAAGGTGGGCATGCAGGGGAACGGCCGGCTATTCATGCCCTGCCGGTCGGCCTTTCGGTGTGCCTACAAGCGTTGCGGCTTCGATACACCGGGCCAGATGACCCACATTCTGCGGCACACATTCGCAAGTCATTACATGATGGCTGGCGGTGACATCCTCGGTCTGCAACGAATCCTGGGGCACTCGTCGATCACGATGACCATGCGCTATGCGCACCTGTCGCCGGACCATCTGGAATCGGCACTGCGGCTTTCGCCATTGGCGCAATGCGGCGCAGTTAGCCATGGCCTCTAAGCTGCTGACACTGATAAGGTTCTTGCGACCTAAACAGCTGGTGGCTCGCTACATGGAAAGTAAGATTCCGCTTCCCACGGACAACATCTACAAGTTCTACGCCCTCTTCTCGTTGCTGCTGCTGATCTTTTCGCTGGGTGGGGTGCTGTATGTACAGCAATCGGCAAACGAGCAGGTGATCGCGATACTTCCGGACCTTGAGGTGCTCAAAGAGGCGAAGGAGCTATCCGCTAAGGATGAGATTACAAAGCAAATACTCGAGCGCAAGCTTGAAGTGGTTGCGTCTGACAGGAAGTTTTTTTCAACAGTTCTAGGGGGAAGTTTGGCGCTCGCCATTACCGGCATTGTGTACGGCTTTCGCCGTTGGCATACGGTGATTCAGCCGCTACAAGATGAACACGCAAAAATTCAGCTGGAGATTTCACGCCTGCAGCTTGAGAAGCTGAAAGCTGAGTCGGCAAAGGCCGTGAAGACCGAGAAGGGAGAGACATGCCGGCGCTGTGGTGAAGACCAGGTAGTCGAGCCGTAGTCACTTCGTAGTCACCGGCCCAAAACAAAAAGGGGCCAGCTTTCGCTAACCCCTTGATTTGTATGGTGGCTACACCGGGACTTGAACCTGGGACATCAGCATTATGAAT